GCCGCCGCTGTCGACGATGCCGTCGCCGGGGTCGTTGGCGTCGCCTCCGGGGTCCGCGTCGGAGCCGACCTGGGCGTGACGGGCATTGCCGCTCCAGTCCCAGACCTGCTGGCGGCCTTCTTCGGTCGCCTCATACCTGGGCGTGATCAAGCCGGGAGTGAATTGCACACCCCACACGAACAAGCCCTTAGTGATATCACCGGCATAGCTAATTACCTCGTTCGCGGGAGCGATGCCGATCTGTAGGTTTTTCGCGGCTGTGGCATTCGAGGTCACTGTGACGGAGCAGCGACACCACCCTCCTGCCAACTTCGCAATCGCTGCACTATAGCCTGGCTCAATGGTGCCCAAGGCGCCGGATGAGAGGTCAAACCAGTTGTTGAGCCACGATCCTGTGATATCGCTGCGGAGGATCAGCCAATTCCTGCCGTTGCCTTTCGCGTGAACGGAGAGATTATACTGTCTGTGCTCAACGAGCGACATGGATCTGTAGATCAAATGGGAATCGGTTGCCGCCTCCTCCAGCAGCGAGTCCGCCGTTGCCTCTCCGTTCCGTGGATTTGGGGTGGTATTCGCTTCTGCAGTGACATTGAAGTTGGTCCACCCGGTGGTCCGCTCACTCCACGGCAGCAGGTTCTCCGCGCAGTGCGGCCAATTGTCCACAGGGTTCAGCCCCCCGTGGCGCCCCATGGACAACAGGAGTTCGAGGCCGTCGCTGGGTATGTGGTGGCGGTCGTTCAGCCGCCGGATGCGGATGCCCTGCCCTACTCCAAACATTACACGTGCCGCCAGGTGGTGACGTAAACCTTTTGGGCGTCGTTGGCCGCATCGAACCAGTAATCGCGAGGGTCGATGGTGTTGTCGCTCTCGGTCTGCCGGCCGAGATCAAATGCCTCCCCGACTGGCACCTCGTCGACGACCTTGACCCCGGTGGCCTTGACCATACCCGCCACGCCGACGGTGACCAGTCCGGCCGCGCCGTGCGGGTTCATCGCCCGCATCGCGCAGCAGTGGTGGGTCAGCGAGCATTGCACCGGCACGCCGGCGGTTGCCACCGTGACTACTTCCGTTTCTGGTATGAGCATCTTGTTCTTCTCCTCAGGCCGCTCGCGCGAGCGGCTCACTCACCCGCTCGGCCGGCTTCGGTTCCTCGGTCACCGGCTCATCGGCGCGGAGCATGTCCAGCCGGTCGGTGACCTCCTGACGCAGTAGAGTGAGTTCTTGCCGGAACGCCTCGCGCCCGTCCTCACTGTCCAGCTTTGCCTGGGTGATTGCGAGCTGGGCCTGGATCTTCAGCGCCTCGATCCGTTCCTTGGACTCGAGTTCCAGGCGCTTGCCCTGGAGTAGCTCCTGCGCCTCGTTGAGTTGGGCGGTCAGCGCCTCATGCTGCTTGGCCAGCGCGTCCATCTGCGCCTTCGCCTGTGGCGGAATCTTCGCCGGGCCTTTCTCGTCATCAGCCACCAGCTCGGGCGGCAGTGTCCGCTTCAGGCGCTCAGCCAGCTCGTCGGCGCCGGGGACATCGGAGTTACGGAAGATGATGTCGCCGCCGATCTCCACCAGATTCGGCCACACACGGCCGAACTCGGTGAGCATGGAGAAGGCCTCCTGCCGCCGGGTGGCGTAGGTGGGTCCGGTCGAGATCCTGACGTCGTACTTACCGGGGCCGAAGGCGTAGTGGCGCTGCTTGCCTTCCTCGTCTTCATACTGCGCATTGACCCGCACGACCCGCTCCGCGTCATCCTCGCCGATAATGCGGATCGTCCGATCGGTGTCGTAGATCTTGGGGATGAGATCCAGGATGATCCGCCCGCAGTACTTCTGGGCACGCGAGAAATTGTCCTCGAAGTGGAAGTTAGAGGTATCGCTCTGGGCCTGCCGGCGCTGGATCGCCAGACCCGAGGTTTCATTGGACTTGTCGCCGATTGAGGGATCGAAGATCCCCGTCGTCGCCTTGATGTCGTCGGCGGCTTGCATCGCCGAGATGCTCAACGCCTGAATCGGCGGTTCATACGCATTCCGCTGCGGCGGAGGCGCCGTCTTCCCGTCGGCGTCCGTGAGGTTGTACTGCAAGAAGGCGTAGTTGACCTGGTTGGCACTCGCCCACTCGTCCTCGTGGCCTTCGAATTGGCCTACCGCACCGATGAACGGCGCCTTGGGCGCAACCTGCAGCGCCTCCGCCTGCATCGTCTTGTGATAGTTGTAGAGCTGCTGGGGATCGCGCGCGAAGCGGACAAGCGAGAAGAGCTTCCGTTTCCCGTCGATGATCAGCTCCTCGCCGAACACCAGAATAATCGGAATCCATTGACCCGCCCAGTCCTGCTCTTTGAGAACTTCCGCGCCGTTGGTCGTGATGCAGCGGACCTGGCGCTTCAGGACCTCGCGCTCTTTTTCAACCGTTACGCCTCGCGCTTGGAGCTGCTCGCGGGATTCCTTGTCACCCTCGAAGACGGTCTCGCCGGTCGAGAGATAAAGCAGCTTCTTCCGCTTCGTCTCCACATACCAGTACTCGGCCACCTGGACCGAGTTCTCGTTTATCCAGCCGGCGGCGCGATCATCGGCGAAGCCGCGGGAAACCACCTCCGAGTCCGGCCATCGTTGCTTGTACTCGTCCTTCGACAACCACTCGACAACAAACATGAACCGGGCATCGGAGCGGTCAGCCCTGCGGGCGTGGGGGTCGCAATAGACGCTGAACGGATCGGGGATCGCCTCGATCTTGATGTCCTGATCGAAGGTCTCCTCGCTGGAGTAATCCGTGAGCACCCGGAACGCGCCGAACCCGCAAGCGGTGGCGTACTGGCGGGCGCTGTCGTAGGCGGCGTCGGCGTCCGAGTCGTACTCAATGTGGCGCACCAGCCCCGAGATAACGGCGGCGGTGTCCTTGTCGGCGCCGGAGTCCACCGGCGAGATGTGGATCTGCGGCTTGTTTTGCCGGCCTTGGTTGACCACCTGGCGCACGAACGTCGGAAGGCGGTTGATTGTCAGGCAGGGCCTGTCGTTGCGCTCCCGCTCGCGCTTGGCTCCCTCCGGCCACTGGTCGCCGCCCAGGAAGCGCAGGTCCTGCTTCGCCTCCCGGCGTATCTCGCGCTCGGCCTCGTCCGCTTCGCTGAAGCGGGTGCGGATCTGGTCCAACAGCTTCTCGGTGGCTTGGGAGTCTTCCGTCGATTCAGACATCGTTCAAAAGCTCAGTACATCGGTTGGCAGTTGTGGTTTTAAGTGCCGACGGCGATCCAGTCGATCGCGCTCCACGGCGTCGTCGCCGCGATCGGCGTCACGTTGTCGACCGCCGTGGGCTTCTTGGAGCGTATGTAGATGGACCCAGCCGCCGGCGAGCCGTCCTGATCGCCGATGTCGGCCTCCACGAACATATGCGTCAGCGAAGGTGCGCCCTTGAAGCTCGCCACCGCGGCCACTACCGTAGCCAGCCCGGTTACGACGGTTTTGGTGGCGTTGTCGGGCGTGATAGTGCCTCGCGCCAGCTTGTAGCCAGCCGCCACCCCCGCAACCTCCCCGAGATCCGGTATCCAGCCCGTCGCCAGTGTGCCGCCCGCGCCCGCCTTCGGGATCGCGTTGGCCGCCGGGGTGGCCGTCGCGACCTCGTCGGCGCCGCCGTTCTGGTGCCTGGTGGCGTGAGTCTCGCTCTCCGCCTTGATCGCCGCGAAGTTAGCCCGAATCTTGTCCAGGATCGAGCGGTCCAGTGAGCCCCCCGCTTCTGTGATCGCTTGTATAGTTGGCATCTTGTTTGCTCCTCAGTTTCTTGAGTAGAATCCCTCGACGATGGCGCGCTCCAGGATCTCGCGGCCGTCCCAGGAGTTGTGGATCACCTGCATTCCCTCGCCGTAGCGATGCACTCGCGGGCCGCACGGGCAGGCTAGCGACTCCTCATGCGGCGCGGAATCCCGTAGTGGGATCGTGTGGACAGCAGGAGGGCAGTCAGCAACATAGTTCGCCCACCGGCGCAGTTTTTCACCGTGAAGCATTGACATTCCGAGACCCCTCGTGAAATACTGGCAATATAGTTCGTGGCAGAACTTTGACCGCCGGAATTGCAGTTCCGGTTAGCTGCCGCTGCTACCGGAACTGTGGTTCCGGTTTGCCTTTTCTTCGCCCCCGCGCCACATCAAATTTGATGTGATCCGCCTGCGCCCCTGTATAAGAAAAACCTGATACTATGGCATCCGGTACGAATTGCCCCGAATCGCGCCCTTTAGTCCCTGTTGGCTGCTTTTTGCAGACGTCTGCAAACTCTCAGTAGCCCGCCCGCTTGTAGGCGCGGTCGAGCTCGCCGAACGCTTTGCGCACCTTCTTCCAGCGCGCGACGTCGCCGGCGTCGAGCTTGGCGCAGTGCTCCCATTCGTGGCCCGGCGGATCCACCGGGTGCAGGCGCGTCCAGTCGTTGAAGCCAGCCACGAAGCGCGGCAGAAGCACCGCGTCGGCATACTGGTGCGCCGCCGCCGGCTCCCACGGGATCTCGGCGCACACCACGACCACGACCACGATCAGCAGCACGGCCAGCAGCAGCCACGCCTTCATTTCCCCTTCTTTTTGAAAGCCTCGACCTGCCCCAAGCGCTTGTGTGCCGCCTTCTTACTGAGATTGGGCTTCGACAGCGGCTTGCCCTTCTCGCTAACCACCTTGTAGCCGCTAGGCGTTTTTCTGATCATTGTTCATCCATCGCCTCACTTGCCCTGTCGCTCGGTTGTCACGACGCATACGCAACTGCACGCGACCCCGCCGGACCCGAAAATCCACCTCATGCACCAGTCCGCAGTCGCAGCAGGCCAACTTGTAGCCCTTTTTCTTCGGCTGGATCCATTGATCGGGATCTACAGTTTGATACTTAGCCATTCACGCGCAGCGCGCCTCCAACGACGGCATCTCGATCACCTTTCGCCGGGGAGGCCGCCTCTCTTCTTTCGCCGGGACTCCCGGAGGCTTGCCGCCGCGGTCGTCGTCTCGGCCGTCGGCAGCGAGCAGCAGGCCGATCGCTGTCAGGAGCGCGACCCACACCCCCGGATCGGCTAGGATCTCCGGCCGCGCAATGGCGGCGATGATCACGCCGGCGAGCGACGCCAGGCCGGCCGCCGAGGTCTTGGGATGGCGCGTCAACGCGCGCAGGAAGCGTAGAATGGGTTCCATGATGGTGTTCGTCCTTCGAGAAGTGGGATTCTGGCAGGCCCTCGCCCTCCTACTGTGGCCGCCCGCACGCCAACAACTCCGCCAAGAAGCCAACGCCATCGCCGCGACCGCCGTCTCCTGTTCCGCAGCCGCCAGTCTTGCGCCAGCGCGGGCTTACATCGAGTACGCCTTCCACGTCTCGTTGGTCTCGACCCTGCCCTGACCCCACTTCAGGGTCCACAAAGCCTATAATTCGGTTCATGGGAGACTCCTCAGCTCAAAGCAAGCCCGCAATCCGCCGCAGGCGGAAGCGGCTCACACTAGAACAACTCAAAGGGAAGCTTCGCCCTCTGTACGCGCAAACATCCGGCACCGACGTCTGCTTCGCACTCGCCCTCCTGATGCAGGACGATGACTACCTGTCAGGCCGCGCGGATGTCCGCCGCATCGTGGATTCCCCGCTAGCGGCGCCAGATGGCAGCGTGCTCTGCTTCGCGTGCAATCAGAAGTACATACCCTCTCGGGCGCCGAAGACCGGTCAGAGAAACTTCTGTCCTGCGTGCAGGGCGAAAGGGGTACCGGTCCGATTGGCGCAGCGGGACCGGCACGCCAGGCGGCGCGCGGCTCAGGCCGCGCCGCCCACGTCCAGGTAGCCGCCGCTGACGGTCAGCCGCCGCAGGCCGACCGGCATAGCCATATCGTGCGCCGCTTCCACCGTCGGCACAAAGGTCTCGATCGTCGCCGCCACGTGGCGGTACAGGTCTTCGCGCTCATCGGCCGAGATCACGCCGTCGTCTTCGAGCGAGGTCGCCAGTGCCCGCACCGCCCGAAGCACCGCGTCGCGCCGCTCCGGGCCTCGTCCAGTCTCGGGCAGTTTCTTTTCGAGCTTCGCCATCAACGCCGGCACGAAGACCGGCGCCGCGACCTTCAAGGCCACACCGACACCGCTCAGGATAAAATTCAGCATGATGCCTTCCTCCAGTCTCCGGATAGGCCAGCACGAGCCGGTTGAGTAGGTGCAGCTCCACAAACCACCGACTGTCCCACCCGCGAAAGATGACTACAGTCGCCGGCCCGACCTTGAGGCCCCAGCCGCGAAAGAAGTGCACGCGCCAAGCCGCGAAGGTCCACCAGCGGTAGGCGTTCACAGCTCGATCGCGTCGGTGGTCCCCACCAGCAACGCTGTCGCGAGGCTCAACCGTTCGGCGAGCTTACGCAGCTCGCTGCCCAACGGCGTGCTGACTCCGGTCTCGCGCACGTTACCATCCTTCGGCATGTCCGGCCTCGGTACAGACACCGCAGCCACCCGCGCTGACAGCGCCTCAACCGCCTTCTCCAAACGTTCGGCCTGCTCCACTATGGCCCCCACAACCTTCGGGATCTCCGCCTCACGCGCTGCGGTCGGCTCCCTCAACGAACGGTCCTGTAGCGCCTCTCCTGTGATTCTCATGTGCTACTAATCCTCCCGTCAGTGTCTTCTCCTCCTATCCAAGGAAAGCCGTGAGAAAAACAAGGGCCCTCAGCTCATCCAGCCGCCTGCGCCGCCATGCCCACGCCAGCCGCGATCCCGCTTCTTCTTCGCCGGCGCCACCCGCCGCGCGAAGGTGAGCGCGAGCGCGTCGCCATCGTCCGGGGAGGCTTCGCCGCGCTTCTGCATCCCCTCCTTGGACTCCAGCACCAGCCGGTTGCGCTTGTTGATGTGGTAACCCGGCCCCGTCACCCCGATCTCCAGCGCCGCCAGATCGTCGATCGCCCCATGCTGGAGCCAGTCCTTCATCGACCCCCACATGTAGGCTCGCTGGTTCTCATAGTGGGCGTCCGACGACTGCGCCCCGAAGTTGATCTCATGCACGTTGCGGAAGCCAAGCACGTGCAGGCGCTCGACGATCGCCGCCCCAAACGCCGAATCCACGAACATCGCCGCGACTTTCTGCCCGTCGTACTCCTCGCGCATGACCTCCGAGGCCCGGGCGATCAGCACTTCGCGGTTGCGGCCCGCCTGGCCGGAGATCCGGATTGGCGGAATCTTCCGCGCATCGAGTCCCCGGCGGAAGCGGATCACGTTCCAAGCCGCCCCGCCGCCGCTCACATCGAAGCCCGCCACCAGCGGCTCATCCTCCAGCACTTCCACCTCCCGCTTCTGCGCATCGAGCACCCGCTGCGAGTCGATGTACTGCAGCTCCGAAGCAGTCGGCGGCAGCCCGAGCACGCGCACCCGGACGAAGTCGGAATCCTCGCCGTAATCCTCAATCCACTCAGCGATCTGCTGCTTGTTCGGCAGCCGACAGGCGCGGCTGTCGATCGAGCGGTGCTTCCAGCGTTCCTTCTCGGCGCCGAAGACGATCCGGTAGAACTTCCCCGAGCTGCGCGTCGCATTGCCCCAGGCGAAGATCATCGGGTGACCATCGGTCAGGCCACCCTCGGCGACCTGCCAGATCGACTCAGGGATCGCGCTGGCCTCGTCGAAAATATAGAAGGAGGTCGAAGTCGCCGCGTGCTGGCCGGCGAACGCCTCCGAGTTCTCCTCGCGGCACGTCTGCGGTGTGCAGAACCACGTATCCGGCGCCGACTTAGCCCGCATCACGCTGCCGGAGACCGAGAACCAGTGCCCGGTGATCGAGCGCGCGGTCCATTCCTGCACCCGCGCCCACGTCCGTGTTGAGAGCTGCGGAAACGTGTTCGCCGTGACGGTCCCGACCGAGTGCGGCCGCGTGGACATGATCCAGTTGACCAACCAGGCCGACAGCGCCGATTTGCCGATCCCGTGTCCGCTCGCCGTGGCCATGCGGATCGGCGCAACCGGATCCACGCCGTTGAACGCACGCTTCCGGACCTCCTCGCCGACCGCGATCAGGGCCTCTTCCTGCCACGTGTCCGGGCCCGGTGCGTGGACCAGCGCGCCCGGCCGCCCCCACGGATAGGCGAACTCGACAAAGCCCAGCGGATCGGCGTAGTATTTCGCGACCACTTCTGCGAGCTCGAGATCGACCTTCGCCTGGGCCTGTGGCATGATTTAGGTATGCAGGAACACCGATACAACGAGGTTTCCGAGCGCGCCGCCAGCGCCCTTGAGCAAGACACTTCCAGTCGAAGATCCCGAGCACGTCTCGGGGGCTGATTAGCAGACTTTTCGGCGCCGAAAAGTCGGCGGGCGCGGCGAATTTTCGGCGACAACTCTTGCAACTCATTCAAGACATGGGGGATAGTGAAGCTGAAGATCCTTGAAGGTTGGCGCCGACTTTTCGACAGACGTTCAGGCGACGTCTTGAACAGCTTCTGCAAACTCGGCCAGCAACTTCTGTACGTTGGCGTCGATCCTGGCCAGCGCCGCCGCTTGCGCCACGCTCAGACCGCCCTCGGGCGCCGGATTGTAGGGCGATTCCATGTCGGTGCGGTAAATCATGACCGTCCCGCCGAAGCCGGTCCAGATGGCCTCTTCCTCGAACAGCCGCCGGCACGGGATCGGGATCTCGGGGCGCGGGTCATGATCGCCGGTTTCTTCCTGGTGGCTGAGCCAGCGCGGTTCCTTATGCGTGCCAACCTTGACCCAGGTCCACTCGCCCGGAGCACCAATCCCCCCGGAGTTCTTGTTACGCACCAGGGCCGCCGCGTTGCAGGTGATATCCGGAAACACCATCAGCCAGCGCCGGCGCACTTCGCCCTTCCAGTCGATGATGAACGGCCCGTCCTCGAATGAACTGGACTGGATCACGTACGCCTGCAGCGCCGTCGCCAGCGCTACCGCCTCCGCTTTGTGACAGATGATCTCCGGGTTGAGCGGTTGCTCATCGCCAGATCCCTGATCGACCACCATGGCCGGCGTCGGTTCGACAACGTACTTCGGATAGACGTAGGTGCCCGGCAGGTTGGGAAGCGAGGCTTCCTCAGCCGAGATGCTCAACTTCTTGAAGGTCCGCGTCACCGGGTCGAAGTAGTCGTATTCGAGCATGTGGCTGGCCGCATCCTCGACGCCTTCCAGGACCGATGTGTCGGCCCAGCGCTTGATCCGGCGCTCCTTGTCCCACTTCCGCGCCTGCTCCCCGAAGGCGTCCTCCCAGGTGCGCCGGTTGTGCCGATCAAACAAACACAGACGATCGACGGGGTAGAAAGCCTCCTCGGGGAGGGTCAACTGTTTCGGGTTACTGACAAACGACATTATCCTTCTCCTTTTGGTCACGCCTCCGGGCCGCGGCCGCCGCGTAATCGCGCCCCGCGTTCAGCGCCTCGATGAGCTCCGCGCTGGCGTCGTGCTCGATCTTGACGTTGTCGCGGAACTCCTCGGGCATCGCGCCCTTCATCAGGAAGATCAGTAGGGTGTCGGAGTACTCCTTGACCGTGCCGACGATGTCTCCCTGGTAGTAAATGGGCTTCACCACGCCCTTGACCGCACGGCGCCGCGCTTCGCCCCGCAGCGCGTCGCACGCCTCCGCGTGGGCCTCAGCGAAGGCCTCGGCGTAGGCGGCATCGTGCATCCATTTGTAGTGCGCGGACCGATTGCACTTGACCTTACGCGCCGCGCCCGAGAGGTTCCCTAGGGCCGCGTAGGCGGCCAGGAAGGCCTTCTGCTTCACCGGCGCGCGCTTCTTCGCCGGCGCCACTTTTCGCGCTTTTCGCGCAGGCGTTTTCTTCGCCGGCGCCGCTTTTGGCGCTTTTCGCGCAGGCCGTTTCTGCGCCGGCACCGCTTTTCGCGCTTTTGCCGCAGGCTTCTTCTTCGCCGGCGCCTTGCGCGCGGGCTTCTTGGTGGCCTTCTTCTTGGCCGGCGCCTTGCGCGCAGCCTTCTTCGCCGGCGCCTTGCGCGCCGTCTTCCGCGCTGTCTTCTTGGTGGCCTTCTTCTTCGTCATCGTAACTTCGGGAGCAGCAGATAGCTCCACAGCGGCGCGTCCGGATCCACGCCGGTCTCGTCGGCCACCGCCCGGATGTAGCGCTCGGTGTCGTTTTCAGACGGCGGTGCGTACTTCGTCAGGAACTGGCGGAGAGTCAGACCCCGCGCGACATCCTTCGCCACCTGGTGCAGAAGCGCCGCTATGCCCTCTTCCCTCCTCTCGAACACCACGAAGCCGGCGTCGTCTTTGCGCCGGTCGAGGAACGACGCCGTCAGGTTCCCCGGGTTGTCGTTGCGATGCGCGCGGCTGCCGGGGTTGAACCACCCCTCGACGCCCGCGATCGCGGATGCGAGTTGTCCGATCAGCATTTACTTCTCCGGTGTATGATTAGTTGGTAGATGCAACTCGACCCCTGGCAGCGACTTCAGGTGCGGTTCATGTGGGCGGTCCTCCACTTGCTGAGAGAGCTGGCCCGCAAACAGTTCGGTATTACCGGCCTTGACTCGCCGCCCATCCGCGGTCTCGAGGAAGACCTCCGCACACTGATGAACCAGGGATGAAGCTCACCCGCCGCTCACTACTCGCCATGCTGGCTCTCGCCGCCGCCGATCCCGAGCGGCTGATCTGGCGGCCGGGCCGCAAGCTCATATCGATTCCGGCGCCGGCGCCGGCTCCCGTCTTCGAGCTGTTTCGCACCAAGATATCTGCCAACAGCATGTTGTTCGGTCGGGAGCTGATGGCCTTGATCTATCGCCGGCACGACGGCAGCTTCGTCGCCGTGAATGACTCTCATCACTGCGACATCCACGATTTTGATGCCATCCAAAGCACACTCGCCCACATCCGCCACACTGCCCCCCCGTGGCCGAGGGTCTATTCCCGAACCGACTTCCACCCCCGGCCGACTCGCCTGTGGGAAGCCGTCCCGGTCCTGTCGCCTCCACTCAGATTCCGCACGCGCGCCTAATCCGCCCGCTCGACTGCCCCTGTGGCCTGCAGAGTCCAGACGCAGCTCTACTGCGACTGGTCGAACCTGAGTTGTTGTGGGGAGTTACTGCTGTGGTTGGTAGTTGGCCGGGCCGCCCGCGACGCACGCCCCGACGCCCTCGGCCGCGAGCATCCGCCCCAGGAAGATGCTCAGCATCGCCGCCCTCTCATCCTCACTTGCCCCTCGAAACTTCTCGCGCTCCTCCTGCGTCGCCAGCAGCTTCGGGTTGCAGCAGGAGAAGTCCGGGCAGCATTCGTCCTTCTCGTCGTTGTGGACCGGCTCGCCGGCCACCCAGCGCTCGAGTTGCTCGTCTGTGCTCACAACTACCAGTTTCCCTCTTTTTTTAGGTGTGCCCAAACGTGCCCGCGCCGCGCCGAATCCCGCCTTCTTCCCTCTCCGCTTCGCGCCACTGAATTCGCCGGCGCCGACTAACACCGCCGAACGCCGCAAACCCAAACGCACGCGCTGCCGCAAGTGCGGCGCTTGGTGCGACTCCGCCCGCGAGGCTTGGGTCCACTGCTCAGGGAAAGACGCCACAAAGAGGACATCATGACCACCACCCAAGAGCGACTTCTGACGCCGCAGGAGGCCGCCGAACTGCTCCACTGCAGCCGATCAATCCTTTCGCTGTGGCGCCGAGAGCGTCGCGGCCCTACATTTACCCGCCTTGGCCGCCGACTCATCCGGTACCGAAAACGGGATATCCTTTCCTGGCTCGAAACCCAAGAAGTCCATCCACAATCCGAGGCCTCCTAGCGCGTCGCCTCCAGCCGCCTGGCCACGTCACGCCGCTGGGTCTCGGTGCACTGCGCGTACACCATCGTCGACCGGACGTCACTGTGCCCCAAGTGATCCTGGATGCCCGCGATCTCGACGCCGGCGTCCCTGAGCATCGTGCCGCAGGTGTGCTTCAAGCAATGGAAGTGCCGCTTGTGCGCCGGCAGCCCGGCCAGCTCCCCGTAGCGGTGCATCAGCTTGTTCAGCGCGTGGCGCCGAATCCCGCCATGTTTGTAGCCGGGGAACAGCGGGCCCGGGACCTTCCCGCGGACTCGGATCCACGAGCGCAGCGTGCGCAGCTCCTCGCTCGTGAGCAGGTAGTCCTGCGAGATCGAACCCTTCAGCCGGCGAAGGTAGATCCGGTTTGTCCGCCGGTTCCAGTCCGCGACCTCGATCAGCCCCAGCTCGCTCGCCCGGAGACCGTGCTCCATGGCCAGGCGGAACATGGCGCGATCGCGCGGATCCTTGATGACCCCCATCAGCGCCCGCCGCTCCTCCTCGGCTAGGTACACCGGAGGACCGGCTCTCCGCCTACCGTTCTTTCCCATGGATTACCATCTTTTCCCGCGGATTCCCAGGATGTCCGGCGGACCTCCACGTTTTCTCCACATTTTCTCCACATCGGAGCCCGAAGACCGCCTCTTTGGAATCAAGCACTTAGGAGGCCGAGTATCATTTGATCCGAAATCACCAAAACGTGCATTCTGGTGATTTCGACGCCCTCGATCAGCGTAGAATCAACAACTTAGGCCGCCTTCGAAGCCACCGAGATTTGCAGTAATGGTGATTCCGCACGTTTGGCCAGCTACAGCAGCTCACCTGTCGCCTGGTCGTACTCGAGACCGTGGCGCAGCTCGCAGTGATCCCGGGTGACATATTCCCGCAGTTGAGCGCGCACCCACTCCTTCATCTGTCCTTCGGACTCGAGAATCGCGGTCCGGATGCGCAAGTGCAGCACGACGTTGACGACCTGCCCGACGACGGCCAGAATTCCCATAGCGGCCGCGAGGGCCTCAATGTCGCTCATCGGTTCGTCTCCGCCTCAGATTTGACTGGATCCCATAATGCTCAGCTCGGCCAACTGCGACTGCATCTCAGCCAGCGCCCGCCGATGCAACTTGGAGACGAGCTGCACGCTCACGCCGGCTTCCTCCGCGATCGCCGACAACGAGAGGCCATCCTGGTAGTGCAGCAGCAGCAGCTCGCGCTGCCACGGCTCCAACGACGCCAGACACCCCGCCAGCACCCGCACCCGCTCCGCGCCAGCCACCAGCAAGAATGGGCAGACTTGGGCTTCCCCGGCCAGTTCGGAATCCCGCCTCTGCATCGCCAGCTCACTCAGGCTGCACGGCAATCGTCCATGACCCTCGTGAACAAGCCGCGGTGCCTGTCACGGATGCGGTCGATCGTCCACACGCCCCTCGGATTCTCCGGAGTCTCGCGGCGGTGCGAATCGCCGTAGCCGCGCCTCCGCATGGCATAGGATTCCCGCTCCGGCTCGTCGCCCTCCGGCGATATCCAGCGCACCGCGCGCATTTTGCCGCGGCTCCCGAGAATCTCCACCTCGCCCCGGCTGATCAGACCCCTCGCTTCGGCGCGCTCGAGCATGCAGACGAAGTTGTTGCCGCGGTCCAGTAACCCCACCTTGGCCGGCAGGCCCCGGTCGATACGGATGACATCTGACACTTCCGGTGTCCATGTCGTGGGAGTCGGGAGGGTTTTAGGTCGGGCAACGAGTCCGACCGGCGCTTTCCACGTCCGGCGCCGCTCACGGCCGCGAGAGAGGCCGGAGCGCAGTTCTGTCTCCAGTATGCCCCGAAATGCCGAGACCCTCACCCCCCGCAGCACGATTTCTTCCGGCCGGCCTCAGGCCGCCTTCGTCAATTTGGCGACGCACTTCAGCGAGCGCGGCCCCGTCTGCGCCTCACTGAGGTACAGCTTCCGCTCGGTGATCGGGATGTGCTCGTCCACATGCTTCAGCGCGAACGTTGCAAGCTGCAGGAACAGCTTCTCGCCCAGTCGCTTGAACAGCTTCGGCATGGATTTGATCTTCCGGGCATTGGCTCGCTCGGAGATCAGCAGCGAATGAGTCGTCCCCTCGACGACGAAGCTCTCGTCGTCCGGCTTCTCCTCGTACCACGAGAGAATCTGAGCGCGCACCTGGTCGTAGCGCTTTTTCAGATCCTTGAAATCCTTCATCTCACTGTCGAGACGCCCCAGCTCGTCGGCCAGGGCGGCGGCATTCGACGGTAGTCTCTTCCGGATTGGTTGTACCTTGCCTCCTGAGGAGGCCACTTTTTCTGTCATCACCTGCTATTCCGCGATTGGAGGGGCCATTACAAGGGGGGGAAGCGGGGGGAGAGGGCTTATGCCGCGGGTCGCAAGCTCCGGCGCAGCCGCCCGATCGCGCGCAGCTCGAGCTCGCGGGCGCCGGCCTGCGAGATGCCGCCCAGCCGCTCGCCGGCGGCCGCCTGCGTCAGCCCCTCGCCGTAGCGCAGCTTGATCACCGACGCCTGTCGCGGCGGTAGACGCTCAATGGCGGCCTTCAGGGCCTGGCGCTGCTCGCCTAATTCGATCAGATCCTCGATACTCGGCGCCGAGGAGTCGGGGATATCCTCGCCATCACCGCCTGGATCGGGACCAGCACCGCCCAAGGCGTTCAGGATTGCGCCGCGGATCCGGTGCCGTGCGTATGTGGCGAACGAGGCGCCGCGCCCCGGATCATAGCGCGCCGCGGCGCCCAGCAGCGCCAGGACCCCGATTTGCACCAGGTCATCCAGCTCGAAGCGGCTGGGAAAACGCCGGTGAAACGACGCCGCGATCGCCGCCGCCAGGCGGCGATGCTGCTCCACCAAAGCGTTGCGGGCTTCGAGTGCGCTCGCGCTCCCTTCCGACACCTCAATTTCAGTATAACCCTGAAATTGCTAGGCTTAACCTTTGCCGCGGCGGGCGCTGAGCGTCCGGCTCTCCCGGTAGACGCGCCGGGCGATCTCCAGGGCCCCGCGGTCCACCATCGAGTACGACCGCTTGCGGAGTCTCGTGGTGGCGGCGTAGCGTATTTCGCAGGGCCACTGCGCACAGCGGCCCTCCCAAGGCTGGCCGCTATGGTAGTTTGTTCATGGAGGCTGATCGACGTGGTGGTGGCTCACCACACAGCCGTTCCGCTTCAGCTAGCAGTAGTGTATCACGACGGCGGCCTACTGCGGAAAGGCTTCGGCATGAGGGCTGCGCCACAGTCGATCCGTTGGATGGACATGGTCGAAATTATCGCTGAAGAGATGGTAGCAATCTGGCCGGGACTTCAAAACCTCGCCCTGGGTTTTCACATGAACGGCGAGGAGTCCACCACCCCTGAAGAAGCCCGCGAAACCCTCGGGGCGATTATACGTTTTTGTCGCCGCCTTGGCTGGATTGACCTAGCCAACCAGTCGGGAAGGTTGCTCGCGCGGTCCGAGGACGCAGAGCGTGGAGAACCCATGTATGTATTGGCCCAGGATCTGACCAGCGCGTTCGAGGAGAAGTTCCGGAACCTGCACGTGGCCATCATCGAAGATCGTGACCGCGAACTGTACCGTGACGCCTCACAGCACCTTTGCGGTGGCAGCCTCGCGGCCTCAATGGCCGTCTCGGAGGAGGAGCTAAACCTCGCCGGCCGCAGCCTCGCTCTCGGCTTGAGCACCGCGGCGGTTGCTCATGCAATGCGAGCCGTGGAAGCCAGTCTCCACGTGCTAGCCCGGGATCTGGGCATATCCTTCCCCGCTCCGGTAGAGTTGCAGAATTGGGCTGTCCTCACCGACAAGATTGATGC